AGCTGCAGGATGTGCAGAGTAAGGGAATGGCCTATTGTGGCTGCCGTGGCGTGTGTCAACACGTTAATAGGAATGATACTTTGTTGTATGTGCATAGCATTTATTATCAAGACCCTAATGTTTTGTATGAAATGTTGGGATTATGTCGCAATGCATATGCAGTTGTTCATCATTTCGATGGCAATGGCATTATAGGGCCGGATGAAATGCATTATAAATTATGCAATGGCATGGTTTCGTCAACTTGCTTAGGGAATAATGCCCCTTATGTCCACAGAGACTGGACAAATGACTTTAATAAAGGTTACTTGGTTTGTGATTCTGGTGTAATTGGGTTCGTTATGAAGCGCAAGTATGGAAGTACTTACATTTACAACGTTTTCCAATATTTCGGACCACTCCCTGATGCCGATATAGTCATTGATAAAGAGACGATAGTTATGGAGGAAGCAGTTAATAGATTCTCTGCAGCTAAAACAGGACCCAACCTGTATAGCACGGTGAATGGGTGGCTTCAACGCATGCACCCTGAGATTAATAACCGAGCAGAGTTTATCATGTGCTTAATGGGCCGCTTGGAAAGGGAAGCAGCTGTTTATGAGCAAGTCAATAGGGTGGGTCATGCCCCGAACTCATGGTTTTGGAGAAAACTTTATGAGTTGACAACTAGAATTAATGTTGTCACCACCTTTGAGACTCGTGATAGGGCAGTTGCTATGATAAACCCTAATAGGAGGTCTTGGCACAAAGTTGTCTTCATATTATTGTTGTTGGTCAGTCTTTGGATGAAGTGGTTTACAACAGGGCTTTTGTGTGTGTTTTTGGCATTCACATGGCCCGGGTTCATAACCACCAAGCCAAGTGCTGTGGCACTATTTGTGTTGGTGTTTGGCGTGCGGTGTATAGCCGCACCAGTACCCTCTATGGTATCAACTAATGAGTTGAGTCCTTTGAGGCCAAATGCCACTTTCCATCCTGGGTTTAATGTGGAAAAGGCTCAGTATCAATACCCCACTGGTATATGTTTCGACCAGTTAACACCTCGTAGTTTTAACACCTCTAACAATCATAACCTTGATGCGATGATTAGGAACAGAATAACTCAAATTGTTCCCATCGCTGAAGTCGGTATATGGAAAGAGGCAGCAGCATTGATTAAAGTACAGGTGGATGTTCACGTTGACACCGAAGCCTGGTTGGCCAAGTATCCGTTGAAGCGCAGGGAGCAAATAATGCGTGCCATGGATTCTTTGCTAACAACACCACTTGAGCCTAATGATTTTATTCGCTTGGTCTTTGGCAAGCGGGAGTTCCTCATGCCTGGTGATGAGGCTGCTGACCCTAGACCCATTTCTAGCATAGGTGACAGAGCGTTGTCGGTTCTGGGGCCTTGGATGCATGGGTTTTCAAAAGGGTTGGCAGGCGTATGGAACGCCACCAATAACATATTTTATGTTTCTGGTGCCACGGG